CTCCCGCACATCTCTCCCCGCCAATTTTTCCACGAGGGGGCTGACTATGGCGTTGCGTGCCGTCGCTCCCGACGAGAAGGCCCCAGTTCGCGCACCCAAGTCTGTGACGCAGGCCGCGAAGGAAGGCACCCCCCGCGAGCTCCTAGTGGCCATGCAAGATCGTGTCGCCCGAGCCGTTGAGGACCTGAACACGCCAGCTCGCGACCTGGCCGCGCTGACCAAACGGCTGATGGAGATCGCCCGCGACATTGAGGCGATCGACGCTCGCGAGAAGGAGGAGTCCGGCCGTGGTCCCGCCATCGAAGACGGAGACTTCGACGCCTCGGCTATCTGAGGCAGCCCGGCTGCTGTCCTACCCGGCCGGCATCACGTCGACGGCCTGGCCGCGCGTCGTCGCCCGCTGCTCCGAGATGGGCGTCTCGTTCGATCTCTGGCAGCACGGTGTAGGGACCTTGGCGCTGGGCAAGCGCAAGGATGGCGTGTACGCCGCGACGGTCGGCGGCGTGGTGCTCAGCATCCCGCGGCAGGTCGGCAAGACCTTCCTGGTTGGCATGATCGTCATTGCGCTGTGCACGCTCTTCCCCGGCCTCACGGTGCTGTGGACGGCGCACCGCACGCGGACGGCCACCAAGACGTTTGACACGCTCAAGGGCTACGTCAAGCGCAAAGGCATTCGCCCACACCTCGCGGCCGGCCCCACGATGGGCATCCGGACCGCCAACGGAGAGCAGCAGATCGCGTTCAGGAACGGTAGCCGGATCATGTTCGGCGCCCGTGAGGATGGCTTCGGCCGCGGCTTCGATGAGGTAGATATCGAGGTCTTCGACGAGGCGCAAATCCTGACCGAGAAGGCGCTGGAGGACATGGTTGCCGCGGCGAACCAATCGCGTCAGGCAACCAAAGCCCTGCTGTTCTTCATGGGCACCCCGCCCCGGCCGGACGCAACGACGGGCGAAGAGTTCACCAACCGCCGCAGGAAAGCCCAGACCGGCAAGGCGCCCAACATGGTCTACGTCGAGTTCGGCGCCGACCCCGATGCCGGCCTGGACGACCACGCACAATGGCGCAAGGCCAACCCGTCGTTTCCGCACCGGACGCCCGTCGAGTCGATGGAGCGGATGCGGGAGAACCTGACCGATGACGACTCTTTCCGCCGGGAAGCGCTGGGCATCTGGCCCGAACCGAAGGCGACCAACGCGGTTCTGACTGCGGACGTCTGGAAAAAATGCCTGGACGCGTCGGCCGACATCATTGGCCAACCCATCCTGGTGCTGGACGCCTCCCCGCTGCTCACAACCGCGGGCATCGTGGCAGCGGGCCGGACCGCTGATGGCCGAACCGCGCTGGAGGTTACCTCTAACGGCAAGGTGATGGACTATCACCCGGGTGTCGAGTGGCTGTTCGACCTGCCGTGGGGTGGCCGCAGGGTGTGGCTGGTGGAGGGCTCGGCTGCGATGGCTTTGCATGACCGACTGACCACCGCGGGCGCGTTCGTTGACGTGATGCCGCGCGCCGACTATGCCCGCGCTTGCGTCAACTTCGTCTCAGGCGTCACCGCCGCATCGATCGTCCACCGCGGGCAAGGCCCACTCACCACCGCCGTCACTGCGGGCGCCAAGCGCTCCGTGGATGAGGGGCTATGGGTCTGGGGCCGGAACCGTTCAACTTCCGATATCGCCTTGCTGGTGGCTGCCACCGCTGCCGCCGAGCTGGTCGCAGCGGATGCGCTTCGGCCGTTCAACGTCTGGTGAAAGGGGAAAACGCCGTGACACCCTCTCGCCTGGAAATCATCGGCGTACTGCTGGCGTTCATGGGCGCGGCGGCCATGGTCTCTGCCGCGTTCATCCTGGCCGGCCTGGCCGTCGCGTTGATCGTCGGCGGCTCCCAACTCCTGGCTGCGGGATTGCTCGCTGTTCGTGCCGCCGCCATGGCCGAGAGGGAGGCCTGACCTGTGACCATCTTTGGCCGACTGTTCAACGCCACCATCGAAAGTCCCGAGGTTCCGATCAGTTCGGCGAACATCGTGGAGCTGTTCGGCGGCGAGAAGGTCGACGCGGGCGTGACTGTGGATGAGGTGAAGTCTCTGGGCCTGTCTGCCGTGTGGTGCGCTGTGACGCTGCTGGCCGGCACCATCGGCTCACTCCCCCTGCATGCCTACCGCGAGAGCGAGGGCGCCGGCCGGGTGAAGCTCACCAGTGGACGCGCCGCGGCACTCCTGTCCAACCCCCATCCGGACATGACCCCGATGGAACTATGGGAGGTTGTGGTCGGGCACCTGCTGCTGTGGGGCAACGCCTACCTGTGGAAGGGTGAGGACCAACTCGGCCGCCTCAGGGAGTTCTGGCCGATTCACCCCGGCAGGGTACGCGCGGGCCGGGCATCCGATGGCACCAAGGTATACTCGATCGACGGCGAAGCTTTCGCGGACCGCGAGATTCTGCACATTCCCGGCTTCGGCTATGACGGCGTGTGTGGAGTGTCGCCTGTCCGTGCCGCCCGCCAGGGCCTCGGGCTGGCCATGGCAGCGGAGAAGTTCGGCGCCAAGTTGTTCGGTTCGGGATCGCTGGCTACCGGCATCCTGCAGACCGAACAGCGCCTCGACGCTGGCCAGGCCGACCAGATCCAAGCACGATGGCAAGCCAAGCGCGCAGGGCTGGAAAACGCGCATTCCACCATCGTCCTCGACTCGGGCGCCAAGTGGACGCAACTCACGATCCCGCCCGAGGATGCGCAGTTCTTGCAGTCCCGCGCGTTCCAGATCTCCGAAATCGCGCGCATGTTCCGGGTTCCGCCGCACATGTTGATGGACACCGACAAGTCGACCAGCTGGGGGACCGGTATCGAGCAGCAGTCGATCGGTTTCGTCACCTACACCTTGCGCCCGTGGTTGGTGCGCATCGAGCAGAGGCTGAGCCGCGTCATCCGCCCCGAGGCTGCCTATGCGCACTTCAGCGTGGAGGGCCTGCTGCGGGGCGACTCCAAGCAGCGCGCCGACTTCTACCGCGAGATGTGGAGCCTAGGGGCGTTCAACACCGACGACATCCTCGCACTGGAGGAACGGCCCCCCGTGCCAGACGGCAAGGGTCAGGTCCGCTACCGACCGCTCAACTTCGGCCTACTCGGCACCGCTGACGACACGACAGGAGCACCCGCCGATGCCTGACCGTTACCGCTTCCGCGGACACACCCCGCCCAAGTCCGGCGCTCGCGCGTCGGTGCTCAACTTCACCCCGACCGCAGAGACTGGCGACGGCGACGCCACAGCCACACTGCGCCTCTACGACCCGATTGACTCGTGGGGCGGGGACTGGGGCGTGTCGGCAAAGGAGTTCGCCCTTGCGTTGGCCGCGCTGCCCGCTGAGGTCAATGAGATCCGGCTGCACATCAACAGCCCGGGCGGGGAAGTGTTCGAGGCTGTGGCCATCCTCAACATGCTGCGACAACACAAGTCGCGAGTGGTGGCCGTGGTCGACGGCTTGGCTGCATCGGCGGCATCGTTCCTCGCCGCCGGCGCCGACGAGCTGATCATGGGCGACAACAGCACCCTGATGATCCACGACGCGTGGGGGCTGTGCGTCGGCAACGCCGGCGATATGCGGAACGTCGCCGAGCGGCTCGACATGCTCTCGGACAACATCGCCAGCATCTACGCGAAGAAAGCCGGCGGGACCGACGAAGAGTGGCGGGCAGCGATGCTCGCTGAGTCGTGGTATTCGGCAACCGAGTCGGTGGCCGCGGGCCTGGCCGATTCGGTTGCTGGCGCACCGTCCGACAGTGGGGACGAAAACCGATTCGACCTGTCGCAGTTCCACTACGCAGGCCGCAATGAGGCCCCGCCGCCGGTGATCCCGGCCCCCGATGTGCCGCCGAACATCACGATCAACATCGACAGCGACTCTGCCGTTGATGCCGAGGCGCTGGCCGCAGATCTGCGCCGCCGCCTCAACCTGCGCAAGCGGTCCCCTCGGGGACTCTGAGCGCACCACACAAGCCACCCGCCGGGATCGTCCCGCCGGGCCAAAATCCCGCGTCCGCGGGAGGAAGGAGCACTCCACATGGTGGACGTGCAGAAGCTCCGCGACCAGCGGGCGAACATCTGGGAGCAGGCCAAGTCGCTGCTCGACGCCGGCCTGAACACGGCCGAAGAGCGGGAGTCCTACGACCGGATGGAGGCGGACCTCGACCAGCGCGACGAGGACATCGAGCGGGCGGAGCGTGCGACGAGTCGCGAGCAGAACTACTCCCGCGTCGATCGGCCGGGCGTGCTGTTCCGCGAGCCCGATCAGGACCGTGGTGGTGAGGATGCGGCCGTCATGTCGGCGTTCGGCAACTTCGTCCGCAACGGCATCGCCGAGATGGAGAGCGACGAGCGCAACATCATGCGCGCTCGGTTCCTGACCGACCCGGCGATCAAGAACGCCGCCGGCGTCGGCAGCGGTTCGGCCGGCGGCTACACCGTGCCGGCCGAGTGGTGGAACCGCATCGTTGAGGTGCAGACCGCAGCGTCGCCCATGCTGCAGGAAGCCGAGGTCATCACCACCTCGACCGGCGCGAACCTGCCCTGGCCGACCAACGACGACACGGGCAACATCGGTGCGATTCTGGCCGAGAACACCGCTGTCACCGAGCAGGACATCACCTTCGGCACGGCTTCGCTGGACAGCTACATGTACACCTCCAAGATGATCCGGGCGTCGCTGCAGTTCTTGCAGGACTCCTCGACGTCGGAGGCGTGGCTGCAAGGCAAGCTCGGCACCCGCGTGGGCCGCATCCTGAACAACCACTTCACCGTGGGGACTGGTACCGCTCAGCCGGACGGCATCGTCACCTCTGCCACGGTGGGAGTCACGGGCACCGGCTCGTTCGCCTCCACGAAGGGCATTTCCGGTGATGACATCATCGACCTGACCGAGTCGCTGGGTGACGGTTACGACGGCGCCCCGGGCCTGAAGTTCATGATGCACAAGACCGTGCGCAAGGCGATCCGCAAGCTCAAGGGCACCGATGGCCAGTACCTGTGGCAACCGGCCCTCAGCGCCGACGTGCCCAGCACGATCGCGAGCTACCCGTTCGTCATCAACAACGACATGCCGACGCTGGCCGCGTCGTCCAAGTCGCTGCTGTTCGGCGACATCAAGGCGGCCTACGTGATCCGCATCGTGAAGGGCCTGCAGATGCTGCGCCTGACGGAGCGGTACGCCGACTACCTCCAGGTGGGGTTCCTCGGCTTCGAGCGTGCGGACGGCACCCTCCAGGACGCTCAGGCCGTCCGTGTGTTCCAGACCACGGCGACCGCCTGACGATCTACCCCCGTGCGCGGCGCTTCGGCGAGAAGCGCCGCGCACGCCCAACAATCCGAGGGGGCTTGAATGAGTGTGCTGACGTTGGATGAGGCCAA